CCCCTGGGGCGTGGTGGTGTGCTTGGGCGTGTCAATCGGCACGATGGTTGTCACGGGTAGCCCGTGGGCTGCCAGTCGGTCGGCTTCCCCTGCGTCATCGGCGCTGAGATTGACTGTAAACCCCCATTGGGTGGCGAGTTTTGCCCACTTGATAGCCTGGGGGCTTTTCTTGTGGGTGTAGGTAAAGCCATTGCGTCCCAGGTTAGCGCGCACGATCTCCCCCAGGGCGTGGGCGTCCACTTTTTCCCCTTCCCCTGGTAGGTCGCCGGCTACGTTCATGCGCCAGAGTTGTCCCTCTGGCAGTGCTGCGATAGCCTGGGCGAGTCCGGCGAGATCGGTTCCCCTTTGCCCCACTTTGTCCCAGGTCATGCGGGTGTGGAATGCTTCGGCGTAGCATCCGGCGCGGTACTGGGGGCAGGACGGCGGGCAGGTGTCGCGCTCGCTGTAAGTGGTGGGGATCGGTCCGGTTTTTCCATTGCTGGATTGCTTTATAAAGTGAAATTTCATTTTTTCAACTCCTCAGGAATACTTACATCTTCACCCAGTTTGGATGCAACATAGCACCGCATGGCGGCGATCAAGGGTGTGGGACCATACCGAACAAAAATGCCCTCTATATGTCCCGACCAGCACGTAGGATGCGGAACCATTGCATCAGGTAAAGTCTCCTCAAGTTTCGCGGTACTAATTCCTTCCCGCTCAATGATCGGCCCGCCTTGTGCCCAGTTGGTTGAATATTCACGCTCCCATAGAAGACGTCGAATTGTTCCGTTTTTATCTTTACGCTCAAGATATGGCTTATTACCAAACAAATTGCTCTTTCCGGTCTTCCACTCCCATCCATCACACTTCGCCACCGCCCAGTCTAGAGCGGCCCCGGTTAGTTCTGATGTTTTCATAATTAGCCCCCAATGTGAATGATTCTGACGTGGTCGCGGATAAACGCTTGCAGGCGCGCGCGGGCTTGCTGGTGGGCTTGCTTGCGTTCTTTGTTGCGCTGGTTCTTTTCTGCCAGTCGTTGGCGGCATCTTGCGCGCCATGCCTGGGCGTTGCCTTCTGTGACTGGTGCGTGTGTGTCCAGAAAATCAAGGATTCGCGCGGGGCAGTCGAAATAGAAGGGTAGCGCGGTTTCGTCCATGTCCTTGTAAGCAAACTCGGTGCGGTCGCTGCCCCTGGGTGTCCTGCGCTCGGTCAGGCAAACCAAGCCGTAGTAGGTCACGCGCTCGCGGGTGCTGCCGTCCGGTGTGCTGGTGTCGTAAATGGTTTGGCGCATGGCTGCATACCATACGGCTCCAACAGTCGCGGAGTGAATAACATCGAAGGCGGCGCGGGTGCCCCCCTGGCTGCTTTGCGTGAATTCTTGGCGAAGCGTCTGGTCGATGGTTTCGCTTTTGTTGATTCGGTATGAGGTCCAGCCCATGTTATGCCCCTTTGCGTGCGCTGATGGTGAGTCGGATTGATTCGGCGCCGGTGGTGGTGTGGCGGCGGATAAGCTGCGGGCTGGGCTTGAATCGCATGGCGATGGTTTGCCAGTCGGTAGCGGTTTTGCCTGCGCATTGGGCGATGGTGGCGCGATAGAGCATTCCCTCGATGCTGGTCAATCCGGCGTCCTCCAGGCCAGCGCGAAGCGTGGCGGCTTCTTTTTTCAGGTCTGCGATGGTGGCGTTAATGATGCCGAGTCGGTCGACAATGGCGCCGAGCGTTTGGGTGTGGTCGGGTTTCATGGTTTGGTTTTCCTATGGTTTCGGGGACTATTCCCCCACTTGCCCGCTGTCACCGGGCAAATAGTGGCACAGTCAAAATATGGGGGTGAAAGTGGCGCAAGTCCCTTTGATTCCGGTCACTTGGCAAGTGCCAAAAAACGTTCCCTCGTTGGGGTTCCAGCATTTCGCGCCGGCTGCCGTGGTGTAGTCCTTGAATTGCTGGATTTCCTCCTCGGTTAGCTGGTCGTCTTTCCCGTAGGCTGCGAAGTTGGCGAAGGCTTCTAGGATGGTGTGATCTTCCGTTTCGCGTGTCCAGTTGCAGTCGAAAACCGAAGGGTAGAAGTTGCCCGCGCTGGTGTAAATCATGCCGGTGCTGCTGGGCTTGTGCGGGGCTTGCCCGCCCAGGATTTGGGCTCGCGCTCCGCGGAATGTTCGCAGTTCATCGCCCTGGTTTACTGGGGTGCCGTTGTGGGTGAGGATGCAGGGGCGTCCGGCGTGGTCGGTGCTGGTAATCATGGTTTAGTCTCCTTGTGCTGGTGCGTCAAGCATGACAACCCACCAATCTGAAGGTTTGTCGGCGGCGGCGTATTGGGTCGCCTCGTCCAATGAATTGAATGGGCCAACGTGGCTAAATCCATCGGCTGGATTGCCGTAAATAATAATGAATTGCATGGTTTTTTCCTTAGTAATTGCTCACAATTGCAGCCATCATTTCGGCTACGTCCTTGGATATATCTTTGAACGTTTCCAGGTGTTCCCGGTCGGTGTAGGCTTGGTCGCCGGATTCGGCGTAGTCTCCCTGGATTAATATCCGGTCGCCCGCCCATCGTCCGATCATTGGATGGTCGGGGAAATCACCCCCTCCCCTGTCGTTGCTGTTGGCGAGCAGGGCAAATAGCGCGGTGCTGGTGCTGCTGATGTGTCCAACTTGCTCGTATAGCTTCAACCCGTTGTCAATGGCGAGCGGGTAAATGCGTTCTTTTTTGTCCAAGTTGTAAACCTCGTGATATTGACCCATTTTTTAAGCTCCTTGCGTGGTGGTGGTGCTGGCGATCCATTGCCCGCGGCGGGTGACTGTGGCGGCGCGGTAGCAATGCGCCCATTCGAGGGCGGCTGCCAGGGTTAGGGTGTGGTGTACCTTGGCGAAGCCGTGCGGTTTGACTTCGTATCCTATGCGCTGGGCGATAGCGTGGCGGATTCTGTCGGCGGTGGTCATGGTGTCTGCTCCTCAGTTGGTGAACGTGGCGGAAATCAGGCCGGGCACTGCCATAACGTGCCAGCGTTGGCCGTCTTGTGTGGCTGCGCTCAAGACCTTGACGGTCTCGCGTGTGGCTTTGCGTGTGGCGGTGACTGTGATCACATCGGCGTGGCGGTTGACCATGGCCGAAGGCAAACGGGCCAGCTCGGACAAAATGCCGTCAAGCTGTGCGGTGCTGAGTGCTGTGGGTAATGACTTCATGGTGGGTTCTCCTATTGGTTGCACCAGTTACATGGCGGGTCGATGTACCTGCCATGTGAAGTATTTTAAGTAGGTTTGCCGGGTGTGTGTCTAATGATATTTTTTAATCGTGGGCAGTTTTTTGGGTATGGTTTTGAAAACTCAGGTACTAAGGTAAACGAGTGCTAATAGGCTGCGGCTATCCTGGGCGCGGGTGACTGGCGAAGCCGGATAGCTTGGTGGCTGCTCTCTGGCTAGTGGGTGACATAAGGGGGAAACCAAGGGGTTGATGGCGTTTCCTGGTGGGGTTGTCCTGGGCTGCTGCTGGGCTCTTGGTGTGGTGCTGCTGGGTGGGTTCGGCGCGGGTTCCCTGGCGAAGCCTTGCAGTGTCTATCCTGTTCCCCTAATCTCCCATCCCATGAAGTCAACAAAACCCCAAGGGAAACTATCAAGGGCTCAGATAACGGAAGCATTGGATTCTGTGCCCGTTTCCCACATCTTAGGCAAGAGCGCAGCCAGAGAATTAACCGCAAAACAAAAAGCCTTCGCGCTCGAAGTAGCCAAAGGGTCGACCAAGGCTGACGCATATCGCAAAGCCTACAAACCAAAAAGCAAGTGGACAATGCAAACCCAACCCTATCAACTCAGCAGGGACGAGCGAGTCGCAAACGAAATCCAAGCCCTGAAGCTGGCAATAGAGGGGGAGAAACATCGAACCCCTGCGGCTTTGCGGTCTTTAGTAATACAAAGTCTAGTCGGAGTAATCACAAACCCCGACAGCAAACCCGGGCAGATCACGGCAGCGGCTAAGGTTCTGGGGACAGTGACCGAAGTGGCAGCCTTCACCGAGCGCAAAGAAATCAGGACGATCACATCATCAGAGGATGCGCGTAAGAAGATCATGGGTGAACTGAAGGCGCTCATGTCATCCAGTACACAAGATGCGATCCTGATCGAGGCGGACGCTGAGTCGCTGCTCGCCGAACTGGCTG